TTTGTCATTCTTTCGATAATCTTTTGAAATCAATCCATGAGTCCACCTGCTCATGATCAGGAGATAATTGGATCACCTCTCAGTCATCGACGAATTGCACCTGCTAATCCAAATACACCGCTTACCGCGGCCCATGTATCACGTTGCCTTTTAAGGCGCTGTTCTGTTCGTTTGTTGCGTTTGATTTGTTCTATCAATTCTTCTAATGATGTCGAGGCTTCGTTCAATTTCGCTTCTTGCGTCGTCAAGAGATTGGAGACTTTCGTTAATTCTTGCTCCTGTTTCTCGTTGATTGCTTTGAGCGCGTTCAATTCCTTCGTCCGTTCTTCGTTGATAATCTTCAATTCTGTTAATGCTGTTCCCTGCGTCGCGGTTAAGCTGTTGGCTTGTTGCAATGCTTTCTCGGAGTTGTTGATTGAGCTTTCTGCTTTCATCAAGCGCCCTTCGAGTTCGTTCCAACTGCTCACGGGTACGTTGATAGTCGGCTCTTGTGTCGAGGTATCCTCCGATGAGGCTGCATGCGAAACCGATGAGAAGAACGCTAAGCATACCACAAATAACGCGCTTAAGAGTAAACGCAGATACAATTTTCGTCTTGATAGTTTCATACATGGTAACTCCTTCCTAAATATTACTACCCCACTGTGCGCCCCACCATCGAGCGGTGCCGCGTAACCAGTCGCCACCGCTCCATCGTTCATCGCCTGCATGGCACACCAAGAGGTCCCATCGGTCAACGTTGGAGTCTGGGCCGTAAGTATTGTTAGGGTATCCAGTCGGATCTAAATAATAGAGGTCGAGGCCGTCCTTATTATCGGCCGCTTCAGCGTGTGTCATTTGATGTTGTATGTCAAGTGGTACACCCGCGTTAATAGTGAGCACGGCCATAATCTGTGTCATAGTGGTTAACTGTGCTTTGGTTGGTGGTTCGCTTCCTAAATTATTTTCACTTACTGCATCCCAACATGCTTCAATAGCTATGCCTACGGCATTACTGTTGCGCATGTAAGTGTGTTCCTTATAATCTGTTAATGCCTCCATATCGGTCCACATCGTGCCATCTCGGTCGATGTTGATGTGGTAGTCCGCGAAGTGCTTACCCCCTTTGACGCCTGTCCAATGCAGGTATGCCTTTTCAATTTGGCCATATGCTTTTAGCGCTAAGGACTGTAACTCGTCCATTGTAATTTGTCTAAACATTTATTTCCCCCTCTCGTCATGGTTAATATCATCCGATAATTGCTGAATACCTGGTCTGTTCACCGGCAACGTATTAGGCTCCTCTAATTTATCTGGTATCCCGTTATGGTCTTTGTCGATGAACATGCCACAAAGCCCTACAATTGACATAAGTACCGACGGCACGAATATGTGGTCAATGATAAGAATACCCTTATCGATAAGCTGATTCGCTTCAGGTGACACATAACCTCTAATCGTTGATAATACATACTGGGCAACGACTAACACCATAGGTACTAGCATGACGAGGACTAATGCCCTCGTTGCTAATACGCCAGTTGGTCTTATGCCCGCTATTCGGATGGACTGATATGACCGCTTGATGCGGTTAATGATAGCTAACTTATCCATTACCCCTCCATGCTCTGATAATCTCGAGTACGCCATGAAATACCTTTCCAAAGTCGACGAGGTCATCTTCAACCATTTCACGTAAGTTCTCAATAATGGACCAACATTCTGAGAAGAACGGAATTAGCATAAATAGGAATGAAAAGATATGGTCAAGGAATAGTTCAGTATTCGGAATCGGAATATCCGGTAGCGATTCAAATACTACCGATAAGACCATCCACGCGGGGTACTGGACGCATAACTTCGTTAGCAAATCGGATCGTAAGCGTTCACTCATCAGGTATCTACGTTTCAGGCCTGTAGTCGCGTCAACATATCCACCCTTACCCCATCCATACCATGCGAGCGTTGTAAGTAATGTTATAGGCGTATTATTTCTGTGATTATCCTTGTTATACCTAAGCACCTCCGTCGTAATGCGCTGCGCTGCGTCAATGAATAGCAGTACAGTTGTTAATATGATGATAACGCCCATACTGACAATATGCGCATGTGACACACCGCTAATCAGCATTACTAAAATGTCGTTCAATATATCCATTCACTCCCCCTAAATGTGATAGTTAAGTAGGGAGAACACATGCAAGCAAGGCTTTGAGTACAAACGAATCCGTCAATGTCCGCCAAGCCTCGCTCATAAAATCAGTTAATTCTTGCATGTGTTCTCCCTGTGGTTTGATTAATTATAAATGGTCAACGTTTTGGTTGCCTGTGTTGATGTAGCTATTGTTAGCCGCACCCCATTCAATGGTATTCATATCAAAGGCCAGAGTTTTGGTTGCCTGTGTTGATGTAGCTATTGTTAGCCGCATATTGTTATTATCCCCTTTAAACGTTACGTTTTCAGGAGTTTCTACAAAATAAGGGCCATATGAGTTATAGTTATCTCCTAAATCAAGCGTTGCTGGTCTATTGGCATAAATTACCTTTTTCGTAATATTCCAATTCTTAGGGTTATCTTTGAAATTACCTCTAACTGTGTTATTTGAAATATTCATTTTCAAGATATCCCCATAGCGTTTGTATACAATGCCATTTTCGGTATATTCTTCATCAGCAACTGCATCAGTTTGAACACCAGCGATTTTGTATTCTGCAACTTTTGCACCTGTGAAATTGTGATAAGTGAGTTTTATATCATCTTCGCCTAGAGGTGGAATTGTTACATTGCAAGACCCAGCACTGTCTACTGTGAAAGGTGTGTCGTTACCAACTACCTTAACACTGTAATGAGGTTCACCTGTTACTACTACCACTTGTTGCCCTTTGGTTACGCTTGGAATAGCCAACGGCTTAAATTCAGTACGAGGGAACGGCTTACCCATATTCCCAATTAAAGCAGTAAGTACGTCATCAACGTTAGCACTCTCGCACCATACATTTCCGCTTAATAATGCATGATATGCAGTTTCTGCAGTTGCTCCTTTACCTTCCTCACCTTTATCTCCCTTAGGCCCTTTAAGTGCATTAAGTTGTTCTTGTGTAAAATCAGAATATCTAAATGGATCGCCCTTAGGACCTCTAGGACCTCTAATATTCCCTAATCTAAATCTAGCCATTTATTTTACCTCTTTCCAAAATCCAACAATATCTAAAATGTAACGTTTGTTATTCCCTACAACTCCCCAACCTTTAATATTACGAGAGTTAGGTTCAACATAAACGCTATTATTGTTTGCATCTACAGTTACTTCAAGCAAACGTGTTGGTGCTGGTGCATTAGCAGGTAATGTACATAAAACGCCGCCATTACCAGAACCAGCGGTTGTTATTCTCATATCTAAGTGTAATTTACCAAAGCCTGTGGCAGGGTTAAATTCAAGATACCCTCTACCTGCACCCGGTGCACCTGCTTGAGCAACACCCCACACGATATCATATACCTTAGTTTCAGCAATATTTACGGCAGTAGTGCCTGTATTACTTGCAAGGTTAGAATAAGCAACATCTACAAACAAATCACCATTTTCATCTAGTGTAAATGTTATTTCTGGTTGTGTTCCATTGTCGCCTTTAGGCCCCTTTAATAAAGCTAACTGATTCGGAGTAAAGTCAGCATAGGTAAATGCTTTACCGTCTTTACCAGGTAAACCAGTATCGCCTTTTGGCCCTTTAAGTGCGTTAAGTTGGTCCTGTGTAAAGTCGCTATATCTAAATGGCTCACCTTTAGGGCCTTGTGGCCCTCTTAATTTCTCAAGCTGTTCTGGAGTAAGTTGTGTACTTGATGCATACTGATTAATTTCCGTTTTCTTAACATAATCACTTAATTCAGATTTTTGAGCAAAAGATTTCCCCTCTATTTTGTTAATATAACGAGTGCTAGCATCACCAGGAGTTAACGCATATTGAGAAATCTCATTCTTCTTAATAAAAGTATCTAAATCATTCTTATAGGCGAATGTTTGAGTAACCCAACCCTTTTGAGCGTAATTATTTGTCGCATCTGTTTTAGATAAATAATCGTTTAGCTCTGTTTTTAATGCGTATTTAACGTCGCCTAGCATAGTAAGGTAATTTCTTATATCTACTTTTTTTAGATACAGGTTATCGGCTTCTTGTTTAGTTGCATACGCTGATAAATCTACATTAGCACCAGTGCCAGGGGGTCCAGGCGGTCCTGGGTCGCCCTTTGGTCCTTTTAAATTCTCTAATTGCTCTTGTGTGAACATATCATAAGTAAAAGGCTTTCCGTCTTTACCAGGGGGCCCTTGAATACCCTGTATCCCTTGTTCGCCGTTTAGTCCGTCAATGCCATTCTTACCATGTTCGCCTGGAGGACCTGGAGGACCTGGAGGGCCAGGAGGCCCTTGCTCTCCTGGTTCACCCTTCGGCCCTTGCAATTTAATAATTTGAGTCGCATCTTTAACATTGATTTTATCTTCTGTACCCATATAAATATTAATAGTATCGCTCATATTATTTCCCCCTATTACTTATACCTTGTTTGATGATTATCTCACCATTTACTAAGCATTTAACAGGTCGATTGCCAGCCCAAATAAACAAATCCCAATAATAAGTGCCACTATCAATTGAATTAGTATCTAACGTCAAATTGAGTTTGCTTTTTTCGCCTTCTAAAAGTGGTTGCTCACTATTTGTAATCACAAAGCGTTCTATTATTTCATCGTCCCAGCTATACCTTCTTATACAGGCGAATACATCATCAGCATTAATTACTGAATCACATCCAATATTTAATGTAATATATTCACCTTGATATACCTGAATATTATGTAGGACTGGTAATTTCATCTTCGTGTACCTCGCCCATTAATTCGTTATGGATACACCCTTCAGTTGGGCAAGTACCATCTTCATTAAGTACTTCCCAACAATACTCGCAAAATTCCATAACCGGTACTTTACTTTCTCCGATAAATTTAGGCATATTATCGTACCTCCTTAATACGTGTTACCATTTCGTCATTTAATTTAATATATTGTGCGCTAATAGCCTTAGTAGGTTTGCCCATCAATAGTAAACGGCGTTGAGCTTCTTCTAAGGATTTAAAGCGCGGTTCGTATTCAGATTTGATTGCGTTAATCTTATCTTCCTTTGTAGAAACATACGGATCAGGCGCAACGAATTTTCCGTCTACATACGCTTTACCGCTCATAAATTCATCAAGCATTGCGTCGCCATCTGCAGAGTACACATATTGTGCATTTGGGTAATCGTGTTCAGCTTGCGCCATAATATCATCACGGCTCAACGTGTTATCACACAGGGATGTAATGCGCTCCCCTTTGTCATTTAAAATAAATACATATTGATTCATAGTAGTATCCTTTCGGAGGTGAAATTATGCGCCGTTACGCTGTTATGCTAAAACGTAGACAACGCAATACCATTACATTAAGGCAACTATTTAACGAGTGGTTGCCTATTCACTCGCAGTCTATTTCTGATAGCGCTGTTAAGTCTTATCGCATTGCTTTTAAACACATATCCAACATAGCGGATATGCCTATCACGGATATTCATTTTCAGCACCTTCAAAATGTGATTAATTCCATGCACGTAAAAGGACTTTCCTACTCATCATGTAAGAAAGTCCGCACGTTACTTAATCAATTATTTAATTACGCTATTATACAAGATTATCCTATCACTAATTACGCCTTACACTTAAATCTAGGCCCTAACATACCGACGATTAGGAGAAGAGTATTCACTCGCCAACAAATTAATAAATTATGGGCAATAGATACTCCTTATTCTCGCATGATTTTAATACTGCTCTACACAGGGCTCCGCATAGGTGAGCTACTTAATTTACGTAGGCAGGATATCAATAGACGATCATCATACCTTATTGTGAGACACGCTAAAACAAAAGCCGGTGAGGGTCGTATTATTCCCATTCATCACCGCATCACGCCTATAATAGAGCAACTACATACTAGCGATTACCTATTCACTATCAGCTACACGACGTTTCGCAAGCATTTCCGGGATATTATGAAACAGCTTAACTGTAAGCACACTATCCACGATACCAGGCACACATTCGCCAGTTTACTTGATGCGGTTGCGCCACCTAACACGTTACGCTCCTTACTAGGTCACAAACAAGGCGATATTACCACTAGGGTATACACGCATAAAACTATTCGTGAACTGCGTAAAACCATAGAATTATTAAAATAACTCCCCAGTGGGGGCTAACTTGGTTCTTAAATCAAAATACATATTGTGATGTAACATTGCCTATCAGGTGTAATGTGTTAGTCGCATTATGTACCGACGACTCCGCAAGTACAAACACAAGAGGCGATGAGTTCTATGTGTCTTGGAACAGTGGCTTCTCAAATAATAATAGAGCTTCTATACGCTTTTTAACTAACCGTGGCAATGCTGGCAACTTTACCTGGCTGTGCGTTGGGATCAGCTAATTACCTACTGCGATGTGCGCCATGCCGTCGTTCTATAGGCACTTATTAAACTATCTCCAGTGGGGAGCGTTTAATAACATACCAATAGGAGGTACAATTTCATTTCCTGTTTCCTTTGATAGGGAGTGTTACGTAGTAGTTGGTAATGACGTGAATGGTAACAATGTTGATAACCAGGTCCATTCGTTTAGAGAGCATACTAGAACAGGGGTTAAAGTATATTCTCAGGCGGCGAAAGATGGATTAAATAAAACTAGCGCTTGGGGCAGATATATCGCGGTAGGTAATTAAATAATCCCTAGTGCGAACCAGTAATATGATGCAGCATATTTATCACTTGCCACGAATACAGCTTTTGTATTGTTGCTTTCGCTTACAGAGTTTGCAAAATATCTTGGTGTATCTGACCCACTCCAATACGCATCAATCGCATTTGCCATGAATAATCTTGTAAATCTAATAGGGAATGTTACTTCCGTTTTTACGACGTTATCTTGGCCACCAACTCCCCACTGGATAGTGAAACCATTCGCAAATTTAACAAAGCCCGCATTAGCATCGAGTTTAGATGCCACGATAGCACCTTGGCCTAGTAAGTTTTTAATTGTAACAAGCGTACTTGCCGGAGAGTCTTTCCAGTTAGCACTACCGAGGATTGCTTTAATTTGGTCTGTAATAGGAGGGTGAGATGAAATATCTGTGTTATGTTGTTTAACTGCTTCTGTTAACTGCTCACGTGTTATCAACGCACCTATATTAACAGTTAGCGATACATTTCCTGTATTACTAAATACCATTCCAATGGTTAATTCTTGAGATACAACTACTGAGCCACTTTCTGCCGGCATTCTGTCCGGTTCAGGGTCCGTAAGGTATGCATACAATATTTCGCCCTTATCAGGATCTTGTGCAAATAACCCAATTTCAGACATTCGAAAAGCTTCATGTATGCCAGTATTAGTTATAACTGTATCAACGCTTACAATTTTACCTTCTAGCTTAACTACAAAATTAGTAGTCTCCCATTTAGAGGAGATTACATCAGTTAATGCCAATGGATTCGTTGCATTAACACCACTACCGACTTTAATTTTCGTGAATGTCAGTTTAGTCTTGCCCGCATTTACCTTTGCTTGCAAAGCAGCACCAACATCAGTCATGGTTGCATTTGACCATTCTGCCATATATTCCTCCTATCTAACGCTATTATCTAGCGCTACATTAATCTTCGTTTTCTTTGATTCAACTGTGTAAGACGTTACATGGGCATTCAAATTAATGCGCCATGCATTTGTAAAGTCACACTTGATATTCACTTTCTTAGATACACCGCACCACCCGGCGAAATATTTATTGAAGTTAATTCGGCGAATGAATCCAATACCATCTAACCAGGACCGTACATTCTTGGCGGCATTGATAGCGCGTATAAGCTTAACAATATCCGATTTACCGGTTAATGGCGCTGTAATGAGCGTAACCTTAAAATAATAAGGCTTACCTCCATACTCGAACCATTCTGCTATTTTCGAATCTGAATATATAGTCTGTACGGCTTTTTCAACAGCATATGGCGTGCCTTTATGGCGATGAATATCAATTGAATTCTTCACCATTTCGCGTTTAGTCTCTATCGGTAGCCCGCTGTCATAGTCATCCACGTGTAATTGATATGCTAGATGATCAATTACACTCTCAGATTCAGTATCAACGGATGACCACAATAGCAATGTATTCGTATTCATGAATTCGGCTAACGCATCATCCCACGTTTTAGCAAGGGCTTTAATTGGCTCCTTATCGATTGAGGAGGGAAGATGTTCTGAACTGGTATACTTACTATCACGTATCATTCTTCCTCACTTCCTGCAAGCACTACGGCGATTGTATTGGCTACTGCCACACCGCTTTGTTCTACAATCGGAGTAAATACAGGGGCAGTCACTTCAACGCGTTTAATTCCAGATACATCCATAAGCATTTGCACCAATCGGCTAGGCACTATATCACGGCCTAATTTTGACTTTTGCCATATTACATAATCATTGACGGCTTTATCTGCCTTAGCTTTTACCATCGTTGCATCAGCGCCTTTTTCAATATAATACTTAGCGTCGATGTTATATTGCGTAGTAGTAGGCGCTAATACAGTCAGCTTATCAGTCAGAGGTCTACGTTTCTTATCAGATAAATAATCCGTAATAGTCTTGAGTAATTCTTGCCCTGGAAGTCCTCCTCCTGCTAATAAGGGATAAATATTAACTTCCCCTGGACGTGGAGAAGATACTCCTACATCTGCCACGAGGTGTGATGCAGATTTTGTAAAATACTCATAGGCACCTTCAGGGCCTGCCACGGAGAATGATTCAGGAGCCTCATGAATACGTTCACGATAGGCTTCGTCATCCTCTGTATCAGAGCCACCTTCAGACAATGTGGTGTTACTCATCGTATCCACAAATGCTATAGGGTCAATAATTGTACTTATTTCACCTGGTTTAAACCCATTACCTTGTGCGCCTGTACGTTGTGCTTCTGCTTTTACGGACCCATTGAGTTGACCTGGTGGAATTACCAAATCCTCAACAGTAACAAAATATTCGCCACCTTCTGTGGATATTCTTGTACCTTTTGGAATAATAACAGAGTTCGTACGCACTGCTGACAATGTAGCTTGGATAGTAGTAGTCGCTTTTGTTGCCCGCAATCGCTCAACGGCAGCAGGAACAGCTCCAACATGGTCTAAATTATCACCTTCTGCATATGCCAATAGATTTTGTTTTGCTGCATAATTGGCATCGTTTAATAATCGGATAATAATTTCCGAAATTACGTTTAAAAATAAAGTAACAGGGTCGCCCTCTCCCAAGGTTCGCCCTGTTATTGTTGTGTAAATATCAAATACCTTTTGTTGAACGCGTTCTTTATCTGTATTAAAGAATTCAACATTAGGTAAATCAGATAATCTCATACAGTCACCATCACTTTCGGAATCAACGCCCCATTGTGTGTGGCGGTAAATGATATATCACTAATTTTGGCACGTGGTTCGTACCGTTTAATTTGTTGGAATATGTCATTAGATAGATGCGCTTGAGCTTGATGGATAGGCATATCAATAATACGGCCATCAATACCAAACTCCCTATCTAGTGGCACACTACCACGAACAGTAGAAATAATCGTTTGTACATTCTGCAAAATCTCAGCAACTTCACTTTCAGGTGCTAGCGATATTCTATTGTCCGTAACTGGTTTAATTTCATACGTTGCTGGCATGACTAGAACCTCCGTAATATCGTATTAACCTGATTAAATGTATTACCATATTTATTAAGAAGAGATTTTTCCTCTACGTTGTTCTTGTCCGGGTATTCTTCAAGAGTTAGAGATACCTCAATGGATTGTGTCTTACCGTAGGCATCTGTGAATAGATTATCTTCGCTCATAGACATGATAACAAAGTAGTTTTGGCTAACAGGCTTACCACCGATAATAAACGGTAATACGGCCCCTGTATCACGATACTTTCGCAACTTCTTAACAGTACTCTCCGGAGATTGTCCAAGCGATGCAGAAATAAGAATTTTACAAGTGATTTGTTCTACATCCGGCCCACTAAATTGTTTAACCGGCTTTTCTAACATCAGATTGTGCTTCTCCCATCTAGCACTACCTGAACGCGTTACGTCAGATACAGTGAGAACATTGTCTAATGCGGTATAGAATACTATATCCGCTAAATATCCGATATACATCTATACCTCCTATTTTGGTCCGGCTGTTGTAGAGCCGCCAGACACTACACCGCCGTGCACATGATGAACTAAGGAAATACCATTAACCACTACATCACCACTACTTGCATTGATTGATAAAGTGCCACCAACATTGAGCGTCATATCTCCAGGAACAGTGAGCACACGTTTACCATTATCTGCTCCACCTGGAGTTGGATCCGCACTACTAAAGAATGTTCCAATAATGAATCCATCAGAAAAGCCACGACCAGACCGGTTTGGTAGCATAATGCATAATACCTGGTCGTCAATAGCTGGCATCCAATAGTCCTTATCGTGTGCTGCACCTCGATTAATGACAGATAACGGCGCCGTTACAACACCTTCTCTATCAAGGCGTGTAACAACGGCTTTTCCTTCTTCAGGAATTGTACTTGAAACATTTCCAATGAATATCATATCTGCTAATGCAGATAATATATCAGTAGCCATTTAAACACCTCCTTACATCAATCGACGTTGAATAATTGGCCCCTAATGTATGTGTTGCTTTCGTAATTAAATAATTACCATCGAACACCCCAAATCCTTCGAGCTTAACAGTAACCGATGCCATAATAAGAGGATTCCCAGGGAAACTAAAAGACATTGTATCCGCTTCTTTATTAGCTTCTCTAAGCTTCTTCTTAGCAAGTCTAGTTGCCTCAGCCTTGTCTTTCACCTGTTCATTGACTTCTAATACAGCAAGGTACGTATGGCCCTTACGATCAGGGTCTTCAAACGTATCCTCAATCACAGTTTTCTTATCCTTATCTGTATATTTCACATGGCACGCTCTATATACCTCACGAGTTTTACTTTTGTATGAATAAGATAATGCCCTAGTAATAATCAAAGGCGGTTGTTCACCTTCTTTAGTTTGTACAGGTTGATATTGACCACCTGGCCTACGAATAATGACTTTAGGCTTTACATTTTCATATTTGTAATCATCAAATATAATCAGCTGTTCAGTGGATACCTTAAGAGAAAACCCCGCATCATTGCATAGTTTCTGCAAGAATGCGAGGTCTGATTCAGCACTTTGAGAGGCATCTTTTAACGGCGGGTCAAAATCTGCATCCCACAATAGCTTTAACTTATTATCTTTCGCTTTCTCGGTAGCAATCGCTTTAAGCGTTGTATCTTTCCACGATTTATCTTTCTTTTTCTCCCGTAAGTCAGTACTACCGATAATAGCGACACCTTTGATTTTGACTACATCCGGAAGGCTACTTCCTTCGAATTCATCAATTTCAAATTTGCCGATTGGTAACGTAAATTGTTCATCCCCTAATTTCTCCCATGCTACTGTATTAATAGCGACTTCTAGTAATGATCCTTTCACAGGATACCAATCACCGACCCATAGACGGCCCCTATCCTCTAATGAGATAGCCACGTCGTCTACAGTTCCTGAAAGGTTATCTGTGAAAGTTACATCAAGAAGGTATTTACTAATATCGTCGGTGATGTCCTTTGACTCCTTACTCCCCCAATGTTGGTAGCCGATTGTACACCATGCCCGCCGTGCTAGTTTAGTTTGTGGTGTTAAATCTTTCTTCCACTTTTGGACCTTAGCTAGGCTCTTTTGTAAGCTCATGTACTATCGCCTCCATGGTGGTAAGAATTCAGGTAAGGAATCAGCAGGAACATCTGGGCATGTTAACACAACACCTGCGGAAAATATCGCCGTATTACGGTGCTTTTGATTGGCTTCTAACAATAAATTGATGTATCGTTCGTTACCATATACCTTATAGGCGATTAAGTCCCACATATCCCCTTGTATTGTTGTATAACTAGTCATAACTCAACCTCCGTTGTCCGGTGGTATAACTGCGCATCATTTGTTCAAATTCACGCATTTTTGCATCTAATGCTGACATAATATCATCAGTTGAACCATTACCTGCGTTAATGACAGGTGCGAATGTGATTTGCACAGGCGATCCGCTATTACTACTAGCTGAAGCCTTAGGTAAGCTAGGGGCTAGAGATACAGTAGGTGCTGCAGCAGTCTGCGCTCCACTCACACCTAGCATTCGTCCAGCCGTTTGCCATAAATTCATCGCATTAGCACTACCATCAATAGGGACAATGACTTCAGGATATCCGGCTTCACCAATCAATGCAACTTCTGGAGATGTAATTACACCACCATTAGCATACGCATTACCTCCAGCGGCGGAAACACCAACTGTGAAACCTCCACTAAATTGAGCCTTAATACTTGCCCACGCCCCTGCAATTGCGTTAGATACCGCACTCGGGATTTGACTTACCCAGTTTAACACAGCATTATAGGCATCACTTGCCCATTGCTCTGCAGCTGCTACAAACGCCGCTCCGGCTTCTGCACAGGCACTAGGTAAGTTCACAAGGAAATTAATAACATCATTAACTAAATTACTAATCCAAGAAGTAGCCGTAGCATACGCTTCAGAAACAAACGAAATAACTGCCGCTACGAATTCAGCCCCCAATGTAATCATGTACGTAGGTAAATTAATTAGGAAATTATAAATCCCATCAACCATAGCCCCAAAAGTGGTAACCGCAAAGGTATAACACTCTGTGGCAAATGATACGACGGCAGATATAACAGCAGTTCCAACTTGCACCATAATCGCAGGCAATCGCAAAATAATGCCTATAATAAATCCTACGGCCATCCCAATATACGTTGGTAAGTTAAGCCATAAATTTACGTAGGCTATTACCGCCGCTTTCAATGCATTAAACACGCTTAGCCCAATTGATAATAGGCCATTTATCACAGTCATAATACCAGATATAATGGTGCTCCATGCGGAACTTAAAGCAGAGCACACGCTATCCCATATAGAACTTAGCCCGGAACATACGCTATCCCAAACAGATGTTAAGGTAGCACAAATCGTGTCCCAGTTAGTTACTAATAGGTATATCGCTGCAATAATCGCCATTATGGCGATTACCCAAGGTCCGCCTATTAATGCGCCAGCGGCTTTAAAGGCACTCGTAGCTGTTTCTACACCTTTAAAAGCTGTAGTGATTGTAGTAATACCAGATGCCAATTTTGTAGCAGTACCATATAGTAAGGCTAATTTCAATCCGTTTGTTACTACGGCTGCAATAGCTTCCTTATTATCCTTCATGAACGTTACAACGGTTTGTAATACCGGTATCAGTGCCGGTAATATTTGCTGGGCAATCGGTATAAACGCCTGAGCCAAACCTAATGCAACCTGCGTAGCTTCCGCTTTCAGGATGTTCATCTGTAGCCATATTTCATGAAGTGATTTAGGATCTATACCAACACCCTTTATTTGTGATGCGGCCGCTTGTGCATCTGCATAGTTTTCAAATACTTTAGTAAGCTCCAAGCCTTTGGCGCCTAGTGTTTCAAGCATGAATTCTTGCCCTCGGCCTTGTGCTACCGCATTTTGATAGCCTTTAGCCATTGCGTCCAATTGTTGGTTCATAGGCAACAACTTGCCATTTGCGTCCGTTAAAGATACACCAAATTGGCTGAGGTACCCCTGCAATGCTTCGGCACTTTTACCACCACCGGCCAAAGTCTTATCCATTTTGGCAAAAGATTTAGCAGCTACTTCTACATCCACACCGCTTAAAGTCATAATCTTCTTAAATTGCGACGTCTCAGCAGTTGTCATATGTAGTTTATTGGACAATTGGTATAGCGCCTCGCCCGCGTTTACAACGTTATCTATAATTGCACCAATTCCAAAGCCCCCTGCTGCAACCATAGCGAAATTTGCAAGCTTTCCTGTAACGCCGCTTACTGCGGCACTTGCACCTTGCGCGGCGGATGCTGCTCCTGCTAAAGGGCTTGCACCTCCCATTTTGCTGATTGCATTTTGATGCGCAGTCTGACTTGCAATATTAGACCTCAACTGGGCCTGTCTTTGTAACATAGAATTCAGTTTTTGCTCAGCGGCAATAGCCGCATTCCTGTCACTAACATTCCCCGACTTTTGTGAGATAGCTTGCAGTTTTCTGTATTGTGCCTGTTGGTCCTTGATTGCATTTGATAGTTTGTTGAGTTCCTGAGATGCTTTTGATACAGAGGAAGATAACCCGCCGTCGAGTTTACCTTTAATGGCAATCGCCATTTCTAAGACTTTATTGGCCATTATTTTCTCCCTTTCATCGCTTTATTCTCACGCTCGATACCATCACTAATGAGCTGAACGTGGACTATGAACTCATCCACGTCTAGCTCTCGAATAAAGTAATCCATTGACGTGCTTGTGTATTTACTACACGTAATCGCACACCCTATAAAATACCTTTCTAGGTCAGTTATTTTTCGGAATTGAGCAAAAAATTCTGTACCTCAAGGCAGACACGAGTAAAATCGGCAGCCGGAAGACTATAAATATCATCCACTTTACAACCGCATGCAGCAGCTGCTACATGTGCTTGATACGTCATGGATAATGCAGGAACTGTGATAGTTCTATCTTCATTCTTTGCAGACTTCTCACATTTAATTAATGTATAACCGCTGATTCCTTCAAATTGTAAGGAATGACCTGCTTTTACTAATTCAATACCAGTTGTTTCGTTCATAGTACTTTGTTTACTCATTAGTGATCGTCCTTTCTACAGACTAAATACCGAGTGCAGCACGAACATCACCAAGGAAGTCAGTGCCATCAGAAATAGAATCCTTATATGCGTATTTATCGATTTCACGAACTACCTTACCGTTTTGTTCTAGTTTCAAGTATGTTGTTTCAATTGTGTTCGTTGCATCGATAGTATTGCCAGATTCATATGTGCCGTTTTCTTTAGATTTAGCACGGCCACGAATAACAGCACGTGTAGGCACAATTACATATTTATCTTTACCACTATCCCAACATTGGATAGCACCGCGTACTTCTAAGCGTACGCCGCGTCCACCTGTAAGGCGGTGTGTAGTTTCTGTTGGAGTGTTCCAAGTAAGTTTAGTTTCCATAGAAGAGTAGTGCCCAATAACTGGCGCTTCTACTTCACCTGCTATGCCCACACCTTTTACAGTTTGAGTCATTACAGATTCACTAGGTAATTCTACTTTGGCAACACCTAAACAGTTGTCAGAACCTTCTTCATATACACGGAAGTCATTAAGTACTTCCGGCACTTGGTTGATAGATGCCATGATTAATTACCCCTTTCTATACTGTTTGAAATAGCGTTTTGAAATAAGAAACATCGTATTCAGAAATGCTTTCAATTTCTTGCGCTGGAATTGGAGGTGTACGGTATTTATGGAAGCGAATAATACCATTCAACAAATCTGTTGTAGGGTTTTCTGCTTCTTTAAATTCAATACGACCGCCCAAAATAAAGCCACGAGAAGTAAGACCGTTAAGACGGATTGTTTCACTATCAAGAATTGTTTTGATATTACGTGGCAAGATAGGCATATCTACTTTTTGCCAATAAGTTAAAATAAATGTTTGGTCATCCCAATCATTGAAACGACGTACACAAATAAATGTATCCTTAACATCAGTTGTGCCTGGATATGCGCCTGTATAGTTGCCCCAAGATACCCAACCATTGATGTTAACGGCCGTCATAATACCTTGAGAGTTCAATAAGTTCGCTTGGGAATGCGTAAGCATAACTTCCTTACCATTAGCTAGGCACAAACCTGTGATGTTCATTGATTTATTGGAAGGGGATAGCGTAGGAATATCGCTATTAGATGCATCGCATTTACCCATAATGCCCATAATATGCGTAGACATATGGAACATATAATCGCCATTGCGAACTTTTGGCCAACATACGACTTCGGATTCGCCTGTATAGCTATTACCTTTCTTCCATTCATAAGCATCAGTGTATTTAACAACTTGCGTAGTATCGATATCAACTAATGTTGTCGCTCTAAATAAGTTGTTAATAACACGAGATTTTGCCTTCATAACGGATGCTACTGTAGGATTTTGAGAGAAACCCGGTGCAGCAATAAGCCCTGGCACAATGCCGAAATGATGATAGATTGTATCAATCAATTCAAAGCCGGTTGCTTTATCGTTGCTATCCACTCCGCCGATTACATTTCTATAATCAAAGTTTTCTACATCAAGTTCATCATAAGTAAGGTTTAAGGTAGTAGCTGCATCAAACTTTCCACCTTTTACAACAGAGATAACCAATTGATTTTTGTCATCAAATGCTGCCGTGTAATCTGTATTAGCTACACCAGTTTGACTCCCACTAGATACTCGCAATGTATTAAGCAATACTGGCGCTTTTACAATGCATTTCTTTTCTGCCAATGTAGCAGTTGTTGTAGTGGATTTCTTATGCTTAGCAGAATCCAATACATTAACAAATACGATTGGCGCTACACCATACAATTTGAATTGTGCGTACATCGCTTCACATAATGTGAAATGCGCCCAATCTTCAGAGTAACCAAGTTGTTGAACAGCTTCTTCCCAGCTGTAGCAGATGATTGGCTTGTTGACTACCGCACTAGGGTCTTCTGTAAGGTGTACAGGTGCAGTACCGAACACAACTGGAAGGCCGGCAGTAGTTTGGACAGGAGCAATTACAGAGGTAGCTTGCTCACTTGTTTTGACGCCATGATAAAAGGCCATTTACTTCACTCCTTTATAATTTTTCAATGCGTTTACATAAAATACATTTAATTGTGTACCTTGTGTTTTGACGTCAATCATTGCCTGATTAAGCTCGTCTAAAGGCACGAATAAATGCATAAAAATAGGGTCTTCCGCTTCCGGCAGTGGTGCACCGTCGCTAAATACCATGAATTGGTTTAGCCGGCTACTGCGGAACGAAGGCCCAACATATACAACAGGGTTCATTGTTGTCTCCTATTCAATTGCTTTGTTATACGCGAATATCTTATTTAGATTCCTACGAATAACAGGAATATACACTTCAAATTCAAGATACCCAACCCATTGAGGGTATGGTTGATCATCAGGAATCGTTGTATTAATGGTATTCTCCTTAATTTCATATTTAAGTGCTACCGGATTATCAGATAACAACCGCTCACGCACTACCTCTAATAGGTGATATAGTCCGACATGGCCTTCAGTTAAGGCTTCATCATAAGTAGTTACCAATACAGTAATACCTACCGTCGAAATATCTGCATCACTAACAGAGTACGGATGCACTACTACGGCCGGGCATAATTTGCGCTTGTCTTCATTCTTATCCACTCTTGGTAAGAAACCGCTCCATACTCGAATAGGTCTTTCGGTAACATCACTGTTTTCATTCAGCTTTCGTAACTCATTCATGAGATATTTAGCAATACCATCTGATACATCTAATGGCGTCATTAGTTACCTCCTAACGCGCGCTCTAATTCGTGATATAAGCGCTTTTCATACATTTCCATGCCTTCCTTTTGCATGGCATTCATAACAGTTTCATTACCAAACATTTGCGGTAAGGCTGGCCCATATATTCCCTTTAACGGATATCTGTCCTTGCCTTGGCGTTTCATAAAGATACCTGATGCACTAACAAAGCCGTTTGGTACCTTTGTTTCTGTACCTTTTTTAATCGATACAAACACACCTTTTCGCTTAAGTGATTTAATTTTGAAGTACTTTTGAGCGCTAGTATATCCACCTTTGATACGCATTTCTGTGCCATCATTCAATTTATTGATAGATACACCGGACTTTACAACCGATACACCTTTAATAGCATAGATATTGCGTAGTGCTTGCGTACCTGCTTTTCTTGCAGTTGTTGCGGCACGCTTTGATGCGGCTTGGCAGACACGTCGAACTCTATCTTCTTTTAATGTTTCCAGTGCTTTTTCAATTGTTGCCACTGCACTTTTATCAAGTTCTAGCTCAACCATCCGTCAATACCGCCTCTAGCTTCTGCTCTTAATTCAATGGATACTAACCCATCTTCTTCCATTGCACTTTGAACGACGTAAACGTCTTCGTCTAATCGGAATACGTTCCCCTGTGATGGAATTTCAGGGATGTCCGTTAATTTGCAATGCACAAATACAGACACCCCGTGCAATCCGTCATTTGATACGTGAGAGCCATTCGATAGGAATGACTCCCTCGCCGTTGGCGATTGAATAACCGCTTTAGCTACTGTGCCGTTTAGATTATGCCCTTCGGCGAATTCGTCTTCATTGAGGAATACATCGTCAATATCGCTTTCTAGGTAATCTCTAAATCGCATTATTTTTTCACCGTAACTTCCGCATCAACTTCAGGTAATTCCATTTCTTCTTCCGGTTCATCTGGAACGACTTCCAATGGTTCCGGTACTTCAACAGGATCATCTTCAGCAGATTCAAACTTTTCAGATTCAAGTAAGGACAATGCAATCGCTTCCTTTTTGATGTCGACTACTTCGCCTTTGCCATACATCTCGCCTTCATGTGCTAAATAACCCTTTAATACTCTAATTTTCATAAGTAGGTTACCCCCTATTTAGTCTTAATAGTAGCCCAATCGTCGATGGTTTCAGGAATCAATACGCAACGGGAATATACAGACAATGTTAATTCTTGTGTAGCTTTATTAGCATAGTAATAAGGTACATAAATACCTGCATATGTTGTGAATTGGTTGTCATCGTTAAGCAATGTTACTGCTGCATGTTGTTGACGGCCACGACCAGGTACACCTAATACTGCAGCATCATCACCGATAAAGGATTTTACCTTGCCTTCATCATCTTGATATGTTTCAAGATATGCATACACATCAATGTTCAAGGACATAATACGACCAACATATCGAACTTGTGGAGATAAGTATTCAGGCGCAAAGTTAAACATTGTCATGTTTTCACGATTAGGAATAGCCAACATCTTGTTGATAGATGCGTTATCAAGAATATATTTTTCAACATTCTTACCGACAACTAATACAGTTGGTACGATTCCTGCGTTTTCCTGAATTTTTTCGGACGCCATTTTCAAGTCGCCATAAATATCGGCACCAGCTTGGTCCCATGCAGTAGTAGGTGTGATGTCTTGTTCAAATTCAAAATCAATTTCATCAGTTAGAACAGTCGCGCCGTCATCAGCATAACCTTCGATTTTGCATTTACCAGTGGTAAGCAAATCGGCCGCCATTTTGTTTTTACGATTGATGATTGTGCCTTGCAAATAAGACAAATCTTCAGCTTGCATTTGTGCCGCACGTTGCGCAGGTGTCATTGTAGATACAATATTTTCCGCAAATGCACGTTGGTCGAGTTGCTCAGGATCAATTACTGTACGAGGGCCCATCATAGGCGCTTCATATAAAGCAATTTTAGAGCCGGCACGTTTAACATTTACACCAGATGCGCCACGAGATACAAAAGGTGCTAGAGTGCGACCGCGTTTACGAGTTTCTACTGCGATTTTTTTAGAAGTTGCAACTGCTGGAACTTGTGGGAAGAAAGTATCAAGCAAGAAACTTGCCGGAGTTTTCATTCGTTCTACAGCTTGCATTAAAGATAACGTATCTTTGAAATCAATTGCCATTATATAGTTCCCCCTATTTAATGCTAGTTAAGAATAAGTGAGCGTCTTTAAAGTCCGCTTCATGTTCATTAATTTTGTAAGCTTTGTCAACTACCAATACTTCACGATTAAAGCGACCGGAGACATATACAGTCACTACATTGTGATCAGTAGTTGTAGTAGTATCAGCTACCACGATACCTGCAGGTTTACCACTTGCAATTTTTTGGAACGTACCAGAGTTATTTTCAAGAACTTGGCCGCGTTTATATTCACCAACTGCTGCTTTTACATTTTGAGTTAATACAGGCACACCGCCCCCACCTAATAGGTAATCAGCTGCGACGCCATTTACTTGTTCGAAATACGCCATTATTTACCGCCTTTCTTAGCATTTGCAAATGCTACAACTTCATCAATTGCACTAGCTTTAGCTACTGCATCATTGGTTTCTGGTGTAGATGCACCTTGAGGTACCACTTCATCCGCACCGGATTCCATTTGATCGATAACCAATTGTCGAATTTGGTCGACTACTTTGTTATCAGTTACAGGAATATCGGATACGGCGGAGATGAAAGGTGTTACTTCATCTACAGTTTTACCTTCTTTAACAGCCACATCTACTAAACGATTGATAACTTCATTGTCCCCTTTTAGTGCGTTTAAGGTTTCAACACGTTCACGTTCTGCTGTTACTGCTGCATTTTCCGCAGGTTCGTTTGTAGAAATACCGAGCAAACCTTTTAAGCTTGCCATGAATTGGTTTTCAGTCATAGGTTTCTCCTTATGTTTTAAAAATTGTTTGATTTTGGCTTCATTTTTGGCCGAATATTTGCAAGATACTTTGTTAACGATAACCATCCCATCATTCATAACAGCCTTATCAGTAATCGCCGTGTCTACTTCATCAATTAGGCCGTAGGACTTCGCCTCGTCCGCTGTAAGCCACGTTTCGTCATCCATAAGTGTATTTATCTGCTCAGGCGTCAAAACATCGCTACGACTTAGATAAACATTTGCAATGGTTTGTTTAACGCTTTCCAAATAATTCGCCATTTTAGTTAGTCCGTCCGCGTCAAAGCTGTCGCCTAAAAATACAGATGGATTGTGAATCATGTACAGAGCATTGCTTGGCATGATTACCTTATCAGCCGCACATGCAATAATTGTAGCTGCACTCGCGCATAAGCCATCAATGTGTGCTGTTACTTTTCCAGCATAGGCTTTGATCATATTGTGGATAGCTTGTGCCGCGAATACGTCACCACCCCCAGAGTTGATACGCATTGTTAAGGCGTTGCCATTACAACTAGCCAAATCACTTGCAAATTCACGAGGTGTAATTTCATCACCCCACCAAGAGGTATCAGAAATATCACCATACAAAATCAATTCAGATTGACCGGTACCATCTTGATTTACAAAATTCTTAACAGACCAAAATTTATTCATCCTCTTCACCTCCTTTCGTTGTAGATTTAGAGCCAACGGAAGGATTTACCGCATCAGCTAGCCCCATGCCGTATTTCTCCATGAGTTGCTTCTCAAATGCAAGTTGTGCAATGTTTTCTTCAAGGTCTGTCCCTGTCATTTCTGCCGCTTCACGTTCGCGAGTGGAAACTCCATTTTCAACGCGAAGTGTACTACCATTCATATCCTTAACTGGGTCAAGGATGGACATAGTCGGTCCAAACCAATCAGCATTGCACCATGCTTTTCGAATTAATGGATCATCAAAGAAACCAGGTGCCTCTATTCGGCCATTTGCTACAGCTTCCATTAGCCAAACCTCATAGATAGGCCGACAGAAATCACGAGCGAACCACTTGCGACGTAGTTTATATTCTTCCCAAGCCTGTAACATTGCTGCACGGCTTGCAGAATACGAGGAGTTGAAGTTCTTCATCAATACTTCGTAGGGCTGGTTAAGTGCAGCACCTACTTGTTTGATAAGTTGAGTACTAAATACTTCAAAAGTAGATTGAGCGTTGGAGGCATCCACACTCTTTACATCCACACCTTTCGGTAAGGCATTTAATGTGCCCGGCCCTAAGTTATACTCTGATACATCAACTACTGGTTCTGTTGGATCATCAACGCCATTATCGGCCAACATATCATTTAACGATCCTGAGTTAGTAACAGCTTCAGTAAAGAATAATGCAAAGTACGATTTAATAATGGCAGATGTAAGTTCTGCATTTGTGTATCGATACACTTGCTTTAGCGTTTCAATAACTGGCGCTAAATAAGGTACCCCTCTATATTGCTCAGGTCTAGTATCATTACTAATTTGTAGTACATTCGGAATGCTAGTACGCTTTCCATATGCTTCGACTCTTGCCCATGCAGTCAATTGGCTTGTAATTGGCTCACCAGGGACTTGATTGGATACCCAGTAGGCTACAATTGCGCCGTCAGTATCAATTTCCACACCATTCAATATACGATTTCCGTTATCCGGATTAAGCGCTTCAACGCCAGTTGGGTCTCCTGTAACATATGTGGAGCTCGTAAGTGGATTACTTACCCGATTCCCTTCAATTAATTGAAGCCGTAATGTATATGGCATATCTGGTGTACTTGGTTTACGTCTAAATACCGCAAAACTATCACCATCAGTAAGATACCCTTGATATGCGATACTTTGCATATCGTACAAATTATTTTTGCGATAAATATCACAGTCTTTTGAGTCTGCCCATAAGTCGAACTCAGCTCGAACCTTACGCGCCCACACTCTGGCGTCCTCTGCAGATATCCCCAAGATTTGAAATTTAGGTCTAGGGAATACATTAAGGCCTGCACCAACTGTATGAGTGGTGCTTGTATTGATTGCAGCTGTGCCGACTGGCGTATTAATAGCTAAATCTGCGGATCTATCACGTAAAGTTGATAAATTCGCACCGATATCGGCCTTATAACCTAGTTTTTTAGGGTTATATCCCTTTAAAGATTTATTATTATGAGAGGCTCCGCCCTCACTATATCCGCTATTTTTAGCCCTCGGAGTGCCTGTTTTAGCGCTAAATTTCTTATTTTTTCTTGCCATTTTGCCCTCCTAATCTCTAAAAACAACACGTTTTGACCGGTTTCCTCGTCCATTATCTGTATCCATACCCGGTAATTTAGCGCCTCTTGCCACTAAATCATCAATCATTTTTCTTACTTCTGCTAAATTTGCTCTTGTAAGAGTCCGATTTCCTATGGTATAGCTTTGGCCAGTCAATATCGCTTCCTCAGCTTTGACGTACCATTCTAATCGCACGTCAATTAGTCTTGGCTTTCTTGAATAACTAGTTGCCATACATCCTCCTAAATATCTGCTACCTTACTAGCTCTACGAACGCGTTTCCTCATTGGTTTCTTCCGCGGATTAGTCACTGTTGTAGTAGAATGGCCTCCGCCTTTGACTACTTCCGCCAATCTATCCCAATCAGGATGGATTGAGTTCATACAAGCTAAGTTGTATACGCGTAAGTCCAAAGGTTCGTTACGAACTCCTGCAGTAGGCTCCCATATTTCATGGATAACGCCTTTACGTTTCACTTTCTTCTTGTGTTCTGAAATAATCCCCTTGAAATACAACTCGTCATACCCTCTAGTTCCAAGAAATTCTTCGTCCAATGGGAAATGAAAGTATTTAGCGCCAGGTTCATCGATAGCTAACCGGTTCATTACCTGTTGTTTTCCATCGTCAACACCTAGCATTACAAGCGGAATCTTACTTCCTGAAGCTTTACCAATCTTATAATTTAACGGTATACCAGGTGTTCCGGCCGTACCTTTGATGGCAAATCGTTGCTTACTGAAGTTCTTTTCGCAATATTCATATACTTTGGAAGTGTAGTGACCGCCTGAGTCAATGAAAGCACGCGCTACTTTAAGGCCTGTGCCGTTCTTAAATCGGTATACCTTATCAAGCACCGCATCAAGTGCATCCCATGTTGCTTTATTATCAGGCTGACCTAAGATAACGCCCTTACAGATGCCCCAACATTCTTCACCATATCCCCAACCAGTGATTTCATACTCTAACCGATTGTCTTGTGTATCGACGGCACCGGTTAGCAGTAATACACCGTCCGGGAGGTCTGCTCCGTACTTCTCACGGCGCCTAATGAATTGTTGATAGTCTTCAAATGCACCTTGTTGTGCATAGGATTCCCCAAATCGAGTATTCATGACTACCTTTTCACGAGTAGGGTCACCTTTAGCTTCTAGCCATTCCCTCATGATGTCATTCCAGGTTAGCCAAGGTGAAGTAAATCCATTTACAAAAAAACTGCGTATGCCATTATGCAACGCAGCAGGGTTTTTTGATATGTACTTCTGAGGAACTTTTCGCATTTCATCTTCTGAGAATGTCGATCCGCAATCAGGACATCGCCATTTCACATCGCTAACTATAACAATCTTCCGACCTTTTGCATCCTTATGTTCCTCTGTTTCGCATTCCATTTCAGTATGTCGTATCAAATGGAACTCACCGCAATTAGGGCACTCATGTTGCCACTCTTCTTGTGTTCCTGTTTGATACTCTACATCGATTCGTGAGCTACCTTCATTAGTTGGTGTAGAGAATAACCCCATGACCCTGTTCCAGAACGTTGTCATACGTTTGGCGGCAAGGTCTACCGGGTCACCTTCTGTGCCAGCGCTATCCGGGAAGCGGTCTACTTCGTCAGCTAGTAGCACACGTACAGGACGTGATGCCAATCCAGCCGGACTATTAGCACCGCACATGATAAGACGACCACCAGGGAAGAGTTTAGATAAGATTGTGTTCTTACCATCTCGTGTCTTAGCCCCGTCCTCGGATTTAGTCTCATAAAATACTTGTGATAATACTTTCGTATCACGGATCATTGGAGAGATACGAGACTTTGAATAATCTTGAGCCAATTCGATAGTCGGTTGAATCATCATGACCGCGCATGGGTCAAGGTGAGCGTATCGCCCTAGGACATTATTCATTATGTCCGACTTTCCGACCTGTGACGCTGACTTAACCACTACCCTATTAATACCAGGTTGCGTGAAAGCATCCATTATCTCTTTTTGATATGGGGCTCTACTCGTTTTCCACCGCCCTGGTTCAGCAGAAAGGCCTTGTGATAGCATGCGATATTCGTCAGCCCATTGGCTAACACTGGTTTTGGGTAGTGGTTTCAGGCCCATTTTAGAAACATATTGCCATAATTCTTTTGCCGTTTTCATGCTATCACCTCCTTTTTTGCATTAAAAAAGCGCCTAATTTGGCGCTTTATCATCGTCAAATTCATCACTATCCATGAATAATGACGGCGTATATTCACTCAATTCGGACAATTTGTCCTCAATTTCTTGTGTTAACAGGTTATATGCTTCCTCTTTTGTTATATTTTGTAACTGTGGTGCCAATTTAGTTGGCAATCCTAACAATTGTGTACGCAAATTAACAAGCATTTCTGTCATAACCTGTTCTACAGTATCTGCTGAGTACACCTCACCGTTCATTTTGGCTAGTTTCAACTCAGCAATCTTGCGTTTTGCGCGTTCATTCTTGGCCTTTTCAACCTCGAATACCGCATCGTCGGAACTACTTACCTCTTCAGCAGAGGATTGCCCCTTATATTTGACATAATTGATAACGGATTTGATAACCAGGATATTATTCTTTTCATCGGTAGCTAAAACCCCTTCTTGGAGCAGTTGCGAAACACGTTGACGCGAGAGCCCAAGTGCTTTTGCCAGGTTTGACTGCGAGGCCGTTGCCGTTTTCAAATCATCTGTAATTTTCACTTATCAATCAGCCTCCTTTCGTTACCTGTATCACTAGCAAGGTCATAAAAAAAATAAAATCTAGGCAATTTTTGGGGTCTCGGCCACCGCACGCTTTCAATTTTCCCCAGAAGAACCTACAAAAAAATTTA